CGCGCAGCTCTTCCAGCTGCAGGGCGTGGCGCTGGGCTTGCTCTTCCAGCAAGCGCAGGCCTGCGCGAACGACCTCGCTGGCGTTGTTGTAGCGACCGGAGGCGACTTGCTCCTTGATGAACGCCTCGAAATGGGGGCTGAGGGCGACACTCGTCGGCATGGGCTTGTATCCTAACAGTTAATAACTGTTATTGGATTCCTGCAACCCCGTCTTGTCAAGCGAACGGCTGGGCAGGCGGTCCGCTTCTCGGTTGCCGTTGAGCGCGTCCGCCACGATCGAGAGCGCCCGCTGCCACCGCCGCCACGCCGTGGTCCGGTCGCAGCCGAAGCGGGCGCAGATGTCGCGCCAGCGGTGGCGCTCGGCGCGCATCCATACCAGGTGGCGTTCCTCTTCCTCCAGCCACAAGACCCAGCGCATGGTCTCGAGCATGCGCTCGATGGCCTCGGGGCTGGGCGGGAAGCGCCGGATCGTCGGCTCGGCCCCCAGCGTCTCCCAGGGCATGCGGCGGATCGCGGGCCAGGTGTTGAAGTAGCCCTGCACGCGCACGGGCGGCAGGCGGTGGGCGGTGATGGCCGCCTCCCGGAAGCGTTCGGCCACACGCTCGACGGTCCACTCAGCCATGGCGCGCCTCCCATGCACCGTAGAGCCGCTCGCCGATTCGGCGGATCAGCTCGCGCTCCGTCCAATCGAGCCGGTCGTCCTCGAGGGAGACGACGAGCAGGCGTTGCTCGCGCCAGCCGCGGCGCTTGACGGCTTCCACGTCCATCGGCTCGGGCTGCAGGCGCCCCAGCGGGCAGCGGTAGCGAGGGGTCGGGAGGTCCATCTCACGCCTCCTGCGCCGCGTCGTGCTGCTGGATGGCCCAGTGCAACAGCGCCAGGGCGTCGGCTTCGTTGTCATCGGCGGGCAGGTAGCCGCGCGCGCGCATGGCCGCCATCATCTCGTCCTTGCTCGCATTGCCCTTACCGGTGACGTGCTTCTTGATCGTGCCCACCGGCACGCCCTGGTAGGGGACGCCGTGGTGCTCGCACCAGGCCGTGAGCGTGGCGAGGAACCCGCCGTAGGCGTGCGCGGCATCGGTGGAGGCGTGGCGGCGCACTTCCTCGAAGACCAGCGCGTCGATCCCGTCGGCGTGGGCCTTCAGCTCGGTGAGCCAGCGCTTGAAGCGCAGGAAACGCATGCCGCCGCCTTCGAAGCGTCGGGGCTTGAAGGATTGGCTGCCGCTGGTGATGCGGCCCGTACGGTCGCGCAGCGCCCAACCGCTGGTGGTGCCCAGGTCCAGGGCCAGGATCGTGGTGTGCATGGTGTCAGTCCTCGTTCGGTGGGGACTGACGCATCCGACGCACGATATCGATAGTTCCCGTGAGGCGCGCGCACGCGCGCGCGCGCGTAGAGACTTACGATGGACAGCGTCAGATGCGTCAGTCCTGTCGGTGGTCACGGGTGTTCAGTCGTCGGCATAGGGGGTGTAGGCGGGCTGCATCGGGTGCTTGAGACCCACGCCACGGAAGCCCCGGATGCCGGCGGCGTTGCGCCATTTCTCGACGCCGCGGGTGATCAAGAGGTCGGAGAAGCGGCGCTGTGAGCCGACGAACTCGCCGGCGGCCTCCGCCCACTGCTTCCAGTCGGTGAACAGCTCGGCGGTCAGTGACTTGGCGTTGGCCTGCCGCACGCAGCGTTCTTCCAGCCAGCGGCCCAGCGCATCCTCGGCCTCGAAGTACTCCTCGGTGGCCGCCACCACCTGCGACGGCGGATCGAGCCGGCCCAGGCGCTGCCAGGCCAGGCACCCTTCCAGCGCCCAGGCCAGGATGCCGTCCCGCTCGGCCAGCAACTTCTGCTGCAGGTGTTTGTCGCGCCGCTCGGGCGGCACGGTGATCGTGAAGGGGATCAGGTGCAGCCTCCGCTTCATCGCCTCGTCGATGTTGCGGATGGCGGGCTTGTGGTTGCCGGCGACGAAAAGCTTGAACTGCGGCCAGAACTCGAAGAAGTCCTGCCGCATGAAGCGCGCGGAGATCTTGTCGCCGCCCGTGAGGCTCTTGACCTTGGATTCGGCCCAGCGCCGCCCTTGCTCGGTCTCGATGGAGGAGACGAAGCGCGCCCCGCGCAGGCCCGCCATGTCGGTTGGATGCCGGTCGCTGCGCGTCTCCATGAAGGTGTCCATCGGCGCGCTGGCGGCGTAATCGCCGAGGATCGTGGCCAAGGTGTTGACGAACACCGATTTGCCGTTGGCGCCGGTGCCATAGAGGAAGAACAGCGCATGCTCCTGGGTCGAGCCGGTCAGGCAGTAGCCGCTGACGCGCTGCAAATAGGCTTGCAGGTCCGCGTCGCCGCCGGTGACTTCGGCAAGGAAGCGCCGCCAGGTCGGGCAGTCGCCGCCGGGCGTGGCGGTGGTGATCTTGGTCATGCGGTCGGCGCGGTCGTGTGCGCGCAGGCGCCCCGTCCTGAGGTCGACCACGCCGCCTGGGGTGTTGAGCAGCCAGGGATCGGCGTCCCACTCGGCGGTGGTCGCGGCGTGGCGTCGGTCTGCGCGAGCCAGGCGTTCGACGCCGCCGACGGTGCCGGAGGTGGCCAGCTTGGCCGCCAGCTTGGGGTTGTCGGCCTGGAGGGCCGCGTGTCGGCAGACACCGCGGATCAAGTCGGTGGCCGCCAGCGTTTCCTCGTTGCGCCAACGCCGGCCATCCCACACCAACCAGCGGCCCCAGGCCGCCACGTAGCGCCAGTCGCGGTGGTAGCGCCGGGTGAAGGCCAGCGCCAGGGCATCTTCGGTGCCCCACACCGATTCATCCGCGCCGATCACCGGCTCGCCGGGGTCCGCAATGTCATGCACCTGCACACGCGGACCGTGGGCGAGGAAGGCCGCGACGTCGAAGCCCTCCATCACGGCGTCCGCCGCGTCCCAGCCGTCCGCCGCTTCCTCGGGCGGGTACAGGATGTGGCAGGTCTTCGCGCCCGCCGACAGAATCGCCTGGGCCGCCTGCACGGCGTACTCCCAGCCCGGCTTGTCGCGGTCGGGCCAGACCAAGACGGCCTTGCCCGCCAGCGGCGACCAATCGGTCTTGTCCACGGGCGCATTCGCCCCGTGCATCGCGGTGGTGGCGCACACGCCGGCGTCGATCAAGGCCTGGGCGCATTTCTCGCCCTCGACCAGCACGACCTGGGCGGCGTCCTGGATCCCCGGCTGGTTGTACAGCGGCCGCGGCTCGGGCGGAGCCATCTTGCGGCGCTTGGCATCCCACGGGCGGAACTCCTTCTTGCGCCCTGGCGGGTCGTAGCGGTAGACCACGGCGATGAGGCGCCCTTGTGCGTCGAGGTAGTCCCACTTGGCGGTGGCCGGGCCGAGATCGTCGACCGGGGTCTCCTTGGCCGCCTTGCGCGCCGGGGCCGTGGGGGCACGGCCGACGAGCTCCTCGGCCAGATCGAGGACGCGGGCGAAGTCGCCGTGCACGTCCACGCCGAAGTGGGCGCCGATCAGGTGGAACACATCGCCGCCGGAGCCTTCGGCGCGGTCGGTCCACAGTCCCGCCTTGTCCCCAATGAGCACGACTTCCAGGCTGTCCCCCGGGCTGCCGAGCACGTCGCCGATGACGAACTTGCCGCGGCGCTTCTTTCCAGCGGGAAACAGGCTGAACAGCACCGACTCCAGCCTCGCGAGCAGCGCGGCGCGCACGGCCTCGCGGCGTTCGGACGCCGGGATCTCGGGCGCGGGTGCGGTGTCATTGAAGTCCAGCATCCGACTCCTCCTCGTGCCCTGCGTCGGCCGTGAGCAGGGCTTGACGTTCCTCCATCCACGCCATCAGTTCGGAGAGCTTGAAACGCAGCAGCTTGCCCACCCGGTAGTGCGGCAGGCCGAGACGTCGGCGCTCCTTCGCGTGCGTGAGCCAGTAGTGCGGCAGATTGAGCGCCAGTGCCGCCTCGCGTGCGTCGATCAGGCGCTCCCCGAGCACCGGGTGCAGCGGTGTCTCGTTCATGCCGCAGCCCTCCAGCACCGGTCCTGCCACGGGCACATCCGGCACTCGACATGGGTGGGATCGGAGAACGAGCGCGGCAGCAGTTCGCCCGCCTCGGTGGCCGTGATGACCTTCACGGCCCGGTCGGACATGCGCTGCGCCAACGCCGCATCGAACGGCACCAGCTCGGCGTGAATCTCCATGGTGTCGGCGTTCACCGCCGTGAACAGGGCCGGGTGCGCGTGCAGTTCGAGGTAGGCCTGGTAGAGCGCCACTTGCGCGGCGTAGACCGGGCGGGCAGACGCAAGCCGGTGCTTCTCCAACTCGCGCCACGATTTGGCGCCCAGGCACTTGTTCTCCCACAGCGCCGGGTAGCCGGAACCGAAGCCCAGGTCGGGCCCGGCGACGAGCACGCCATCGACGTGGCCCTGCAGGCGCCCGTCCAGCGCCGAGAAGCCGAATTGCTCCTCCGCGTCGTTACGCGTGCGCAGATCGAAGCCCGCGGCACGCAGCCATCCGACCATGCAGTCCTCGATCACGTGGCCGCGATCGAAGACGCGCAGCAGGCGGCCGTCGGTCTCGCGACCCGGATCGACCGGGGCGTCGGCAAACTCGTACTGCAGCGCGCGCTCGCAGGCGACCCCGAGGCGCGAGGCGCCCAGGTACGTGCGGCGAGGCTGCGCCGCGCGAGACTGCTGCAGCCCGGCGTCGATCAGCGCCGTGAGCTGACCCGACAGGCTCTTGGAGGCGTTGAAGTCCATCATCGCCGCGCCTCCTTGGGTGCTGCCGTGCGTGCCGTCTGCGCTTGAGCCTTCGGCTCCTCCCACGGCAGATCGTCCTCGAGGTCGGCGAAGGGGTCGGACACCGGGTCTTTCAAGCCCCGCACCGGCGGATACTTGGTCGCCTCGTGGTGCTCGACCATCGCCTCCGTGTAGCAGGTGACGATGGCGTCGATCACCTGCATCGCCTCAGCCTCGGAATACTCGCCCAGCGGCTTGGCAAAGCCGATCTCGCCCGCGACCTCGCCGAAGGCCTTGAGGCACTTCTTCATCGCGGCCAGTTCGACGTCAGACGGGTCGATCATGGCCACCTCCGTCTTGGGCGTGCGTCCTTCCTGCACCCGCAGCCACTGACCGTAGAGCGCATGAAACACCTGCTGGCAACGCCGCGAGCAGAACACCCAGTCGATCGGATAGCGCCGGGCGTCGCCCACCGGATGCCGGAGGTCCGAGTGGCCGTAGCCGCGCGCCTGTCGTTTGCAGACCCAGCACTTGCCGCTCATTGCATTCGCTCTCGCCTTCGGCTTCGCGAAACTTCGCTTCGCTCGTTTTCATCGCCCCTCCTCTCACTGCGCCCAGGCGGGCTTGCCCGGCACGGCGGGGGGGTGCGGGTTGACGGGCGGCGTCGTGCGCGGCGGGGTTACTGCGGCGGGCGCGCCGGTGGAACCACTGCCGGGGTTCTTCGGCGGCAGCCCCATCAGGCGGGCGTAGTCCGGGTGGTCGGGCTCGACGGCGTTTCGGATGACGTTCTTCAAGTCGCCGCGGCCGTCCTTCTCGATGTCGATGCGGGCCGCAAACTCGATGCCGTCGAGCTCGTGGAAGCCCTGGATGCGCCGCGCGGCGGCGGCCTGCGGGCTCATGTCCTGCGGATGGACGTTGCGGGCGGAATTGAGCACGGCGCGCACGAAGCTGCGCCCCATCTGGCCCCAGGCCGGGCCCTTCGCGCTGTGCAAGCCGATGTTCGACCACAGCTTGCGCCGGGCGTACTCGCCCTCCAGCACCACGAACTCGGCCGCCAGATAGACCGAGCCAGTTCCAAAGCTCTGCGTGGCGTAGCCGCCGGTCCAGCCCTGGGCCGGGTCGTCAAAGCCCCCGGGCTTGAGCGTCATGCGCACGCGGGCGAGCGTGCCCTTGGGGATGAGGTCGAAACTGGGCTGCTGCTGCGCGTCGTTGAAATCGTTCCAGGCGGTCATGGCTCACTCCTCGAAGGCGGTAGCGGATGGCGGAAGGCGGGTGGCGGCGGCGCACTTGTCGATCAGCGCGCGCAGGTTCGGCGGCTCCAGCAACTCGAGCTGGCCGGAGCGGTCCTTGGCCGGGACGCCGTAGGGGTTCAGCGTGTGGCAGACGAAGGCGCGGTAGGACGAGCCGTCCTCCGCCTTGATCTCGGCCAAGGTGACCACCTCGTCGACGATGCCGGGCAGTTCCGCGGCGGTCTTGGCGCCCTCGATCTGCGGCACGAAGACCTTGCGGTTGAAGTCGTCCAGGCGCTCGTCGAGGATGGCGACGAACACGACGTGCTTGCCGCGCGCGTGCTGCAGATGGGTCAGCGCCCCGATCAGTTCCGAGCCGAGCAGGCCGTAGGCGCCCCGGGTGTCGGGCTTGCCGGTGCGCTCGCTGTAGGCCTGCGGCTGGGTCTTGGCCCAGATCAGGGCGAGGCGCGCGAGCACGGTGATCGAGTCGACGAAGTAGGTGTCGTACTTGGCGAGTTGACCGGGATCGCCGTAGCGCTCGCACACGTGCCGGTAGTGCGCCTCGGAGAACGGCGCATCCGCAGGCAGCGCCGGGTTCGGGCCGGCCAGGAACACCACGAGATCGCGGAACTCCGGCCAGGTGGTCGGGCGCACGCAGTCGCCGCGCCAGTCCTTGACGGCCAAGTCGCCAGCCTCGAGGTCGACGAACAGGGTCGAGGCTTCGGGCAGGGTCTTCAACTGGCTGGTCTTGCCGATGCCGCTCTTGCCCAGCAGCACGAGCTTGACGCCCTGCTTCTCGGCGAGGCGCTCATCGGCGGTGATGATGGGAAGGGCCATCACGCCACCTCCTTCAGCCGCTCGGCCACCAGAGGGTTCCAGAGGATCTGGTAGCCGCTGTGCCCGTTGCGGGAGTACGGCATCGCCTCGGCCCAGGCCTCGCCGGCCTCGGTCAGTTCCCACTCGTCGCGTTCGTTGCGCAACTGCAGGCCGTGCGCGGCCAGACGCTGGTTGGTGGCCTTGGCCGACAGGCCGAGCAGCCTGCCGAGCTGGGTGGCGTTGAGCGAGCAGATCGCCTCGTTCGCGGCAGTGTCCCTGGCAGGAAGGGCGCGGCGCAGCGTCTCGACCGCCAAGCCCGTGTTCTCCTGGATGCAGGTGAGCGTGGCCGCCATCGCGATGCCGGGTTTGACCCCCGGCACCTTGGCCACGGCCTCGCCGATCAGCAGGAGGGCGGTGACGCGGTCCTGGGTGGGCGCGGGCAGTGCCGGGCGTGCACTTGGCACCGTGTAGCTGCCCGTCTTGCGGATCGCCGGCAGCACCTCGTGGGTGACCCAGCGCTTGAAGCGCTTGGCCTCGCGCTTGCGGCTGCCGAGGACCAGGCTGTACAGCCCGGGCTCGTTGACGACGTTGACCTGGTCATTGCCGCGCGAGATGCCCTGAATTGAGATCAGGGCTTGCTCGTCAGGGTCCAGCCGCGCCAGGGCGCGGGTGGTGTTCGGCAGTTCAAGAACCGCGCACACATCCGCCGCGACGAACCACGGTTCGCCTTGGGCATCGGTGACGACCCGGACCGGACGGCCCTCGAAATCAAACGGGATCAGTTCGGTGCTCATGGATCACTCCTCCGAGACGAGGGCCAGCCGGAACGTGGGCTTGCCGGGCTTGACGGTGCGGGCGGCCTCGAACCCGGCGCGCAGTGCCGGCGGCCAGTTGGAAAAGCGCGATTCCGAGACGGAGTACTCGACGTCCAGGTAGTCCTCGACCTTCTCGCCGGCGGCGGCGATGCGCCGGGCGATGGCGGCCAGTTGCGCCTGGTCCCAGGACACGCGCTTGGGTTGGTCGACGGTCACGCGCAGCGAGCCGTCGTTGAGGTGGATGACGCCGAAGTCCTTGCCGGCCTCAATGCGCGCGGCCTTGGCCCGTTCGCCATAGGCGGCATCGAGCGCCGCGTCGAACTTGGCGCGGGCCTGCTTGAGCCAGGCGAGCGCTTCGTCCAGGTGGCGGCTGATCTCGGCCTTCTGGGCGGGCGGAAGTTGAGCCAGCTGGCCGACGGACATCGCGGCGATGTCGGCGGGGTAGAGGGTCAAATCGCTCATCGCATCCCCCTTCAGCGCGCCGCGCGCTCGGAGGTCGAGTCGTGCAGGGCGCCACGCTCGAACTCGATGACCGACTCCAGGGGGTAGCTGACGCGCTTGGACAGCTTCAGGTAGCGCGGGCCCCGCCCTTCGCTGCGCCAGCGCTGCAGGGTCTTGGGGCTCAGGCCCCAGCGCTGCGCGAGCTCGTTCTCGTTGAGGACCCGACGGTCGCCGGGAGACAGGCTGTTGATCGCATCGACCGGCGACCGGGTGATGGTGCTTGCCGTTGTCGGCATGGAAGCCTCCTATGACGCTGTTGAGGAACAGGTGTCATTGCAGGCTTCGGGTGGCGAACCTTGGAGGGACCGAATGGCGAACCACGCGGGAACTTCGGGTTCGCCAAAGTTCTCGCCGATACGAAAACGGCGGGCACAAGGCCCGCCGTCATGGTCGAGGATCAGTCAAGGACGGCTGTGCGTCACTCCGCCTGCA